GTATGTTGGTTTGAAGGACTACTTCATAATCTTTGATGAGCAGCGATTGGTAGGATCCGGCGGCTGGGTTAAGGCCTTTCTTAAGATGACCAAACACAATCGTTGGATCCTACTATCAGCTACTCCTGGAGATTGTTGGCTTGACTACATACCAGTGTTCGTAGCAAATGGTTTTTACAAGAATAGAACCGAGTTTAAGCGAGATCATGTAATTTATGCCCCGTATACTAAATTCCCAAAAGTAACAGGGTATAAGAATGAACGTAAGCTAGCGCACCTCAGATCGAAGCTCCTCGTAGAAATGCCGTACATGAGGACTACTATCCGAGAAGTGTACAAAGTCCCTGTATCGCATGATAAAGACCTTTTAAACATGGTGGTGAAGCGTTGGCATCCGTACGAGGAACGCCCCCTAAGAGATGCGGGGGAAATGTTCATGATGATGCGAAGAGTCGTGAATGGCGACACATCTCGTTTGTCAGCCCTGTTGGAGTTGATGGAGAGCCACAAGAAGATAGTGCTCTTCTACAACTTCGACTACGAACTAGTGCTTTTGAGGAGCCTCGCGAACCTAGAAGGCGTGGGGTACGCTGAGTGGAATGGTCATAAGCACGAGAACATTCCTAAAACAGACAGATGGATTTATATAGTTCAGTATACAGCAGGGGCTGAAGGTTGGAACTGTACGGATACTGATACTGTCGTGTTCTATTCTTTGAACTATTCGTACAAACTATGGGAGCAGGCTCAAGGTAGAATTGATAGATTGAATACCCTGTTCCAAGTGTTGAAGTACTATGTTCTTGTAAGTGATACCTCTATTGACATGGCTATTTTAGAAGCCCTCGAGTCGAAACGAGACTTTAATGAGCAAGCCTTCAACAGTAACATCCAACGCTGACGGAACTGTCACATCTGTTTGTGATTTTACAGTGAAGGGTGTAAAAAAGCGGTCTACTACGGTAACACGTACGACCACAATAACGTTGCCTTGTATTGAACATGACAAAACCACAGGCGGAACCGTTGTAGATTTCATTGAAACACCTTGCGTTGAGATCTTGTCGTATACAGTTGTTGATATTTAGGAAGCGCCATGACTGATAATGATGAGTATTATTCTATTCGAACTTATGTACACAATAACATAACGCACACTGTAAAAACGGTATGGAAAAAGAAACCGGTTATGATACCATGCTCTGACGGAACTGAAGTTCTAAGTTTTGATTATGTGGCTGTATGTCAGATTGAATGTGAATAATATGCCTATTGATAATGTTAATAACCCGCCTCACTATCAAATGTACTATGGTCTTGAGGTGATCGATCTGACCGAACAGATGAACTTTAATCGTGGTAATGCTATTAAGTATATCTGTCGGGCTGGTTTTAAATCTGGTGGTAGCGAGAAGGAAGATTTGCGGAAAGCTATTTGGTATTTGCGTAGGGAACTCGATAGGATTGAACGAACTAGGAATCTTATAGAGCCTATGAAGTTTATGGATACGGATCTCGGTGAGGAGATTATGGGTAGTTAAAAGTATATAAAGCGTATCAAACTAGAACAATTTGTGTCCTTTTGGGAGGAGTTGGGACGGAAGGGATAAATCGGACATATCCCCTGTCGTTCTGTCGGACTTTTTTAGAAAAAAGATTTATTTTGTATAAACGGATATCATGTTTTCCTGTCGTTCTGTCACTTTACTATATACCCCCTTACGCGCGAGAAAAATAGTATATATGTATACAAAGTATGACAAATCGGACATTATTAATACCTCAAAGTAGTATGCTGTAAAACATGATATCGCATTGATAAAATGTAGAGAGTTTTCTAAAAAAGTCCGACAGAACGACAACCCGTTATATACCAATAATCCATATCGTTCCAAATAGTTCCAAAATGTCCGATTTTATAAGGAGGATTAATGCCGGGTAAAACTGGTATCCCAATAGTTAACGTCACGACAGGTCAAAGATTTGAATCCACCAAAGAGGCAGCCGCTACTCTGGGTGTTCTGTCTTCGACCGTAACTAATCATCTACGAAGGCGTACTAAGACTCTACGCGGCCACAAGTATGAATATGAATACATGTTGACCGAGTCAGATACAGAAACCGATCCCCCACAAAGTTAGAGGGTCGATGAGCGAATTATGGAAAGTCGTAGAAGAATTTCCGAATTATGAAGTAAGTAATTTAGGTGGTGTTCGAAATGCAAAGTATGATCGTCCTAACAAGACTAATATCAATAATCGTGGTATATTGATAACAGCCTTCTACAAGGATGGTAAATTATATCGTCGTGCTTTATCAAACGTCGTAGCTAGGTTGTTCTTACCCCCGCCAGAAAGAGAAGACTTTAAAACAGTCATTAATCTTAACGGTGATAGATTTAATTGTCGATCAGATAACCTAGCTTGGCGTCCTTATCATTTTGCAGTACAGTATTTCCGCGAGAGAGCCCTTGAACCGTTCCCCAGATGGAACAAACCTTTCGTGATGGTAGAAACAGGAGAAGTATTCCAGTCACCTAATGAGTGTGCTACCCGTTATGGGCTCTTAGAGACTGGTATCTATCTATCCCTAGTCAAAGGCAATACTGTCTTTCCAGGAGACTATACGTTTACTTTTAAAACATGATATCGCAACGTGTGTAAAACTTGCGATATAATAGAAGGAGTAGAAACAAGCCTTTTTGCTTTGTAGAAGGGAGAGCCGTTCATGAAACTTGAAAGTAAATTTCAATCTGAACTAATTAAAGAACTTCATAGGCGGCTCCCCGGCTGCTTTGTAATTAAGAACGATTCTAGTCACACACAAGGTATTCTAGATCTTTCGATTCTGTATGGACCTTGGTGGGCTATGCTCGAAGTAAAACGAAGTGCTAAGGCAAATGTGCAGCCGAATCAACCATACTATGTTGATAAATTTAGTGGGATGGGTTTCGCAGCATTCATCTATCCCGAAAACATGACGGAGACCCTAGATGAACTTCAAACCTACTTCGGTGAACTTGAAAGGAACACACGCTTTCCTGACTCCTAGTTCTCCTGCATGGGTGAACTATACTGATGATAAGTTGGATCGTGTTTGGTACACTACCATGGCTTCGAAGCGTGGTACTGAACTACACGATTTTGCAAGTCAGGCTATTCGTCTCGGCGTACTCCTTCCTGATACTACCAAGACACTTAATGCCTATGTCAATGATTCTATTCGATTTGGCTTGACCCCTGAGCAACTATTGTTCTATTCGCCAAATTGTTATGGACATGCTGATAGTATTGGTTTTAAACGAAACAAGCTTAGAGTTCATGATCTAAAGACTGGGGTGGCTGAAGCTTCGCCGACTCAACTTGAAATCTATGCTGCTATTTTCTGTTTGGAATACAGATTCCGTCCAATTGATATTGAGATAGAACTTCGTATTTATCAGAATGATAGTGTTAAAGTTTTCGATCCAGGTCCTGACGCAATCTTTCATATTATGGACCGAATCGTGTCATTTGACAAAAGGATCGAGAGTCTGAAAGCGGAGGTAGCATGATCATCGAAGAAGAAAACTATCTGATGCATTATGGAATCCTCCGCCGTTCGGGTAGATACCCTTGGGGTTCTGGAGGAACTCAAGAAGAAAGAAACCGTACTTTTCTAGGTATGGTAGAAGATCTTCGTTCTAAGGGTATGAGCGAAACTGAGATTGCTCGAGGCTTTGGAATCACTACTACCGAACTTCGAGCAGCACGTTCTATGGCTGTTACAGCAAGACGCCAAAGTGATATTGCTATGGCGCAAAGACTTAAAGATAAAGGATATTCCAACGTTGCTATTGGCGAACGTATGGGTATCAATGAGTCGTCGGTTCGTGCTCTTCTGGCTCCCGGCCAAGCAGCTAAGGCTGATGTGTTGGGTGCGGTTACTGGTATGCTTAAAGACCAAGTAGCCTCTAAGGGTATGATCGATATCGGAACTGGCGTTGAGCGTCATGTCGGCGTCAGTTCCACTAAATTGGCAACTGCAGTAGCAATGCTTAAAGAAGAGGGCTATACAGTCCACTATCTTAAAGTTGAACAACTAGGCACAGGTCAGCAAACTACAATCAAAGTTCTCGCGGGACCTAATGTTAAATATGGAGAAGTGTATCGAGGTCGCGATAATATTAGACAGATTACAGAATTCTCCAATGATGGGGGTCGTACATTCCTTGGGATTGATAGCCCTCTGTCAGTCAATTCTAAGCGGGTCGGAGTACGATACGCAGAAGACGGTGGTACCTCCGCCGATGGAGTAATTTATGTTCGCCCAGGCGTTAAAGATCTGTCTTTAGGAAATGCAAGATATGCGCAGGTTCGTATTGCTGTAGATGATTCGCATTATTTGAAAGGTATGGCCGTCTACAAAGATGACCTACCTCCAGGTGTGGATCTAGTATTCAATACTAATAAATCTGATACAGGTAATAAACTTGACGCATTCAAGAAAATGAAAGATGATCCTGATAACCCGTTTGGCGCAGTTGTCAGGCAGATTTACAGCATTGATTCTAAAACGGGAAAGAAGAAACTTGCTTCAGCCTGCAATATTGTAAACGAAGAAGGCGATTGGGAAAAGTGGAGTAAGACACTCTCATCACAGATGTTGTCTAAACAAGCTCCTACTCTTGCTAGAGAGCAATTGGCAATAACGCTCGAGCGTAAAAAGCGTGAGCTAGATGAGATTATGAGTCTGTCTAATCCATCTGTTCGTAAGAAGTTGCTTGAGTCATATTCGGATGATGTTGATTCAGCAGCTGTACATCTTAAAGCAGCCGCTCTTCCAAGACAAGGTTCTCATGTTATCCTTCCTGTCAATAGTATGAAGGAAACTGAGATCTATGCGCCTAACTATCGTGATGGAGAAAGAGTAGCTCTTATCAGGTATCCTCATGGCGGTATCTTCGAGATCCCTGAATTGACTGTTAATAATCGTCAACCTGAAGCTAAGAAACTTCTGGGTAGAGCTAGAGATGCTGTTGGCATAAATAGTAAAGTGGCAGAACGCTTGTCTGGCGCAGACTTTGATGGCGATACCGTGCTTGTTATTCCAAACAACCATGGAAAAGTAAAGACCGAACCTGCTTTGCAAGGGCTGATTAACTTCGATCCTAAATCTGCTTATCCTGGCTATGCTGGGATGAAAAAGATGAGTGCAAGAACTAAAGCTTTTGAGATGGGTGATGTTAGCAATCTAATTACTGACATGACTATTAGAGGCGCTACTCAAACAGAAATTGCTAGAGCTGTGCGTCATTCAATGGTTGTTATCGATGCTGAAAAACATGGTCTAAACTGGAAACAGTCGGCGATCGATAATGGCATCCCACAGTTGAAAGCCAAGTATCAAGGCAGTGCTAAAGCAGGAGCAAGCACGCTAATTTCTAGGGCTTCATCACGTAAAGATGTAAATGAAAGAAAGGCTAGGTCGGCACAAGAAGGCGGACCTA